ATGCCTAAAATCTTACTATTGCCATACGCTGTAAACGCAATCGATGTATCCCCTTTATACGCAGTAACATTTAGAAATCGCGTTTGATCCTGTATAGGAATGACATATGCGCCTTGCATTAACGCTTCGCCCAAGTGATCGGGATGAAAGGGAACTATAAACATTACTCATCAAACGTCGTTATACGCGGATAAATCGCTAAAACTGTTAGAGGTAAGGCTTGCTCTTGCTTTACCACCACATACCCATCTGTTTCATACCCGCCATCAAATTCCACATCTTTATCACCAGAATATAAAGGTACGGCTGTATCCATTGCGCTTGCTGATGAACGAAACGGTATTAAATCTGTTTGTGTTGCCGAACTTCCTACCTTAACACCGACACTTCTATACAATCTCAGCGTTACATCATTTACACGTTTTATCTTGGCTTGTGATGTACCTTGTGCGCCACCCGCATCTATTCTCATAGTTTGCAGCGTTGATATATACGCTAATCCTATATGCGCCTGTGTCACCGCCCTATCTAGCGTTATAGATCCACTTGCAACTTGTTTATCGGCATGAGCCGATCCATTCGCTACGATCCTTACCGTCTGCCCTTCTAAGTGCGATAATCCCGAAATACTAGATGCAGCCGAACCCGAATAGGTCAAACCACTATCAACAAAGAACGCATCCTCTATATCCGTTCCAAAATCAATTGGTTTTAATTTCTCAACATAGCGTTTTGTTGCACCATTTATCGTTCTCTGGACAATAACATACACCTCATCTTCTGATCCTGTTGAGGAAGGAATAGCTGCTACACTTTCGACAAGAGCGTGTGTCTGGCTTGTGACCGCTAATCGTGTACTGTCCGAACTTGATAGCGTTAGAAATCCTGTGGCTGATGGTGTGGTTTCTGTAACCGTAACAACATTCGCTGCGGGATTTGCCACCGTTAGATCCGCATGGTTATTCATTACGGTAAAAATATTATCAGCCGTTGTATCGTTGTTTGTATTTGGTCGCCACCCTAGTGAACTTGATGCAGCCGAACTGCCAGCAGATTCACTTGTAAATGTAATGGCTGTACCGTCTGATTTCGTAACCGTTATAGTTGAGCCAACCGCAATATTTCCATAATCCGTAACCGTTATAGTTGCTGCACCCGATACCCCACCGATCTGATGGGAATGCCACGCAACCACTTCTTCTTCGCGTCGATACGTCATACCAATCAGTTTGCCATCTTCAAGAACGCACCAAACGATATTATCCGGCTCTTGTTGTAGAGCCATTTCCGTGATTAAGCCTTCGGTTATATGCTCTGCCAATATGGTTAAATCTGGCGCATAGTAACTGTCAGAACCAAAACTATAGACTAATTCTCGTAACTTACGCTTTGCCCGTTGCACAAATAACACAACATTGGCAACGGCTATGGGTTGCGTGTTTGCCGATCCATAACTGGCTTGGCGCAATATCTGTGTATTTGTAGGCGAAATAGGTTCATCGGATGATGCACGAACCACGAACTCACCACCCGATGTACCAACTAGCAGAGCGCGGGAAGCCGTAAGATAGCGTATTACATTTACTTGATTTGACCCAATTGTATAGATCAAAGCGGATGAATTGAGTGTTCCCGCATTATAATCCTCAAAATCACCCGATACGGAAAAGAATATAGTTTGTGGCTGCGTTGATGTATTTGCCAGAACTAATCGCTGCTCGAAAAAGGTTACACACGCTGGATAGCCTGTAGTTCCCGAAAATGCGCCCAAAGACCACTCATCTGTTGCACCTAGATTGCCTGTAATTGTTACGCTTGCGCTTGCTGCTTCATTAGTTAAATCATTACTTGGTGCAAACAAAATAGTGTCAGATGTAACTTGCACAATAACCAATGCCGATTGATTATTACCGCTAGTGCTTGCGCCCGTTGTCGTGACCGTCTGCCCTACTTTAAATCCTTGCAACACAAAGTTTGCAGCGGTATCCGTTATTCTGTCATTATGCTCTAATCCTGTTGAACTTGGATCGCCTTCGTGAAACGCAATCGTTGATGCGGTATAGGCTGGCATTAACTCCGTTCTTAAATCTTCGTTTTCTTGTACGGTTGCTGTAACGGATGTTGCGCTGGAATACGCAGTAATCTTGGCAAAACCATCATAGAATTTTATTAATCGCCCTACATCTGTGGCTGCAAACAAATCTGCTGATGCCGTAACGGTCATACTTCCTGTAAGCGCACTAGCCGATAATGTTGTCGTTGATGTGTTTGCATCAAGCATCGGACCACGACGAAAATCGACATCCGCAATTGTCCACGCAGTATGCCCGGTTCTTGAAATTTTTCGAACAGGGTGTGAGGGATGAACGACATACATAACATCCGCAGATTGCGTAAATTTAATATCAGATAGCTGCGCTGATGTATACGTTGTTGTGACTTCTACGGCAGAACCACTATCAACCACTTGTCCACCGTTACGATAGATACGAAAGTAATTATTACCAAACTCTAAGATATAGGTTTGCTCGACATTAAACTCAAACGGTATTAATCGACATTCGTTTGCGCTGGCTTTTACTTCGGCAATAAACTCTGTGCCGGGTCGTCGTGTTGCGCCACCATGAGCATGAACTAGGAAATTTTCAAGCGTCGTACAGCCATTTGCGTATTTAGCAATATCGGTTCTACCGTCCAATCGTGGCGATAATGCGCCCGCAGTAAAGTTGGTAAAGGCTGGTGATGCTTTGACCATTAGATCCTCGCGTTAATAAACTCATTTGCTTCAAGAGTCATTCGGTCTGTTGTTGTGGAGTTATTGGCGGTTGCGCCCTCAATAGCATCAAGAAACCGTGCTTCACTTACCATCTTGTCATACTTCTGAAGCATGGCATTTCCTAACGCAACAGAGTTTGTAAGCGGATACGCAAAGTCAGCAGCCAAAGCCATAGATATTGTTTCGATTAACGCACTATCATACACGTTTACATCAAGTATTCTGGCGACATACACCAGATTAATTGTACTTTCATCGGTCAGTATTTTGCGCCCTTCGACATTATAAACAATATTAGACGCATCAAGGTTCATAGGTCGCAGACAATACGGATCTGTGGGAAGCGTAAACGCATACGCAAATTCAAATGTTGGTGCTGCTGTATCGGGCGTTAAGGCTACTCTTGTCAAAAGGCAGTTCCAACTATGCGATCGAAACACTTTATCACGGATGAAATCATACCGCTGGTTGCATAATCGCGCAGCTTTACTATCTTCGGTAAACGCTGTGATATTGGATGCGCCAATCATATTAAGCGCAGAATTGCATAAATCAACTGATGAAGGCATAGATAAATCCTAAAAAAAAGGGGTGGCGAACCACCCCCTTAGTTGGAAGGAAGATATGAAAAACGCTACGCGGTAACGTAAAGCATGGTCAGCGCAACTGTACCAGTTCCGGCTGCACCGCCCATTGTTACGGTAACGGTTTTTCCGTTTTCGTCGGCATCAACAACTTCACCATTGAGTAACGCTAAAGTTGCTACCACATCAACGATCTGGGCAGACGTAGATGCTGCTGCTGCTTTATACGCTGCTGCGGATGCACTTACGGCTGTTGCCGAACTATTGGTGTGGGCTGCATAGCCTACGGAAAGGGTTGTTGAAGATCCCATTGCATCATGGGCAAGACTTCCTTGCAGAATCCTTGCACCGTTTGGCAATGCAAACATATTGATTACATCACCCGAAGCCAATGAAGATGCTTCATAGGTTGCCCGTGCAACTCTTACTTCTCCACCAAGTTCATTTGCTTTCACAAATTCTTTGGGGTCGTTCTGAGTTAATTGGGTTTCTACGTCAGAATAAACTGTTGCCATTGTTCAATCTCCTTACGCTGATTCATCGCAAGCGATGGATACTACTTTTTCTTCTTCCATGCGCGTACTACCAAAGGTTGCACAATAATAGACTTGAGTAGAGTAGCTCTTATCTGCTCTTTCATCTATCCGGCTCATTACATCACGACCAACCGCAAGTTTAATTCCGTCTTCAGCCCATGCGAAGCAAGTCCTGATGTTGGAAGCAAACGCCAATCGGTTTGTCACAATAAATTTAAAGCCTAGAAAGCTATCCACTTGTCCAGACGCTAAAGCACGGACGGTGTTAAAATCGCTTGATGTTACTTGTGTCGTATTAAGCAACGCTTCAATCTGATTAGGACCAACCGCAATATAACGTGGAATAGAGGGATCAACGTCATTCAAATCTAAGGCTTTTTTCGCGGATAACAATTTTGCTATAGTCAGATCGGCTGAACCATGCGCGATTGTATTCGCTGAAAGCATAGATGTTGATGATGCACCCGCTTTTCCTGTTTTGCTTGTGCCTGTGGCTGCTGCAATGATTTCGTCATCCATTGATCGACCAATAGCGTTTGCTGCTGTTCTAGCATAAACATTAGTCGGATCAGCCAGCATTGCTACTTTGTCAGCCGAATCTATAAGATCAGACCACTCAAAAGTGTCCATTGTCACCATTCGTCTTGAATGGGGGGTTTCTACGAGTGGTGTATCACCGTGCCGTGATGTTCGCTTAACAGCAGCAACCGCACTAACTTGATCAAAAAATGCCTTCTCGCCTGTTACACTTTCTTCTGAAACTGCACCTCTTAGACGCGAACCACTTTGCTGAGCAAGCATGGTTATGTTGTTACTAAACTGTTGAACGAAAGCAGTAGTTACTTGTGTACTCATTGTAAGTACCTCCGTTTTTTTAGTTTAAAATTAAGGGTTTAGTATCGCTACCTAATGTAGAATTAGACGAAAAAGTATAGGGTCTGCACCCACAGGACCACGAATGGCTATCCTAATTATTAATACACTTTTGCGTAATTGGGCGAGTGCTTGTCAATTACTCGTTTGGTGTAATAAATTCTTGTAATCGCAACGCTTCTTGAACCGCCCATTGATGCTCTGGATCTTTGTTATTCCAGAATGGACCGCCTTGTCGCTTTAGTTCCGCAAGTTTTGCTCTGGCAACATCGGGCGACATTGCGCCACTTGTCTTTTGCCCTTCCAAGCTATCCTCGCCTATTTTTCCTTTTATAAAATCGCCAACACCGACAAACGCTTTTACAAACGCTGGATGATCGCCCAGCATACGTCCGTCTGCTAACTGCAATTGTGTTAGATCATTTGCTTCAAATTGACCAATAGTGGCATTACCGACATTAATTTTGTCTTGAAATGTCGCTCCCCATTCTTTTTGCAGCGTTTCAATGCCTTCGTTTTTTATCTGCTCGACCTTGCCTGTATCCACTTGGGTTTGTGATTGGGATATTTTCTGGTACTCATTCAGCATTGCTTGTGCTTGCTTGTTGTTTAATCCCGCCTTGTAGGATGTTTCCCTAAACCAATTTAAGAGTCCGTCATCGGCTGTTTGTCCTTCGGGCATCTGCACATCTAATTGATAACCACTCGCTTCTGCTGGCTTTCCTAGACGGGTATAGACCTCATTCCAATGCTCTTCCGTAGCATTTGTGCCGGGCAGAGGTATCTTTTCTGCGCCAATCATTGCTTGCTGGTGAGCGTGTGATTTCAATAAAGATCCTAAATCCTTGTGGTTTTCAAAAACTTTATTTCCTTTGACTTCTTCTGGTATTTCATTTTTCCAATCGAATGTCGTTTCAGACGGAGTTACCGAACCTAATGTCGACTCCGCTACCTGTGTTTCTTCATTCATTTTGCGCTATGTCCTCTCTGTTTGGTTGTTCTGCCAACATATTTTGAATAAACAGCACAACAGAGCGTTGACCCTCTCTGAATGCTGCTTCGTTACTATCGGGTACATAAGTGGTCGCAAAACAATGAAAGCGTTTTTTTAAATCTTCCATAACATAGCCACCGTCTTTGCTGGTCAATGCAACCTTATACGCTGCTTTTAAATCCTCTATGGTTTTCATTTATATCCATTCTATTGTTGGAAATCCGTTATAATTAACATCATAAATAAACCAACCAAACGCCATTAAACCATTAGCTTTAACATCTGAGTTTGCCTTTTTAAAAGGTATCCTTCGGCTAAAAATTAAAACCTTTTCTAATTTTTTTTGATTGAATAATTTTTCCCTTCTCTCAAGACCTTCCAAATACGAAACCTTAGATAGCATCACTACTTTGTTTCTCGCTAACTCCAATGCTTTTAACGTGAATTCCATCGCCAAACTAAAGGGTGGATTGGTAACAATATTATCAACCTTTTGCGTTTCTAATAAAAAGTCTATGCCAGATTGCCCATATCCTCTATCAATCAAATCTGTACTTAAAACATTATACCGATAACTTTCCATAACCTTACTCATCGCACCATCACCACAGGCACATTCCCATATGTCACCATCAAACTTTTGTCTGTCTAATAAAGATTCTGTTGCATTTTCTGGCGTAGGGTAGAAATCATTTTTTTCCCTATCCCCATCTTTATTATGACCGACATAGGCTAGTGCAGACGACGTTCTCATTCATTCACCGCAGCAACCATTGGTGCAGCCTTACCCATTGATTCTGCGCCTTGTGCCAATTGCTGTTGCTCCATCATTTGCTGTTGCTGCGCTGCACGTTCTTCTCTGGCTGCAAATACATCTTGATCGCTCTTAACTGCGCTGGCTGGGATACCCAACACCTTAATCAAATGCTTTGCCACACCATCAAAATCAATATAATCAAAAACTTGTGGGTTGATCTGACCAACAGGACCAAGCAATTCAAGCATTTGTGTTAATGAAGTGATATCGACTTGTCGCTGCGCTTTTGCCAATGGTGAGACATATTCAATCTCAATATCCATATTTGCCATAAATTCGGGTGCAGCGGGAAACATATTTCTTTTTGAAAGCAAATTATACACACGAATAATCAATGGTTGCAGAAGTTCCGCTTGGATTCTGCCCATGACTGGACCTAAGAGTCTCATCTTCTCCTCAGTCCTTTGTACCACTTCCGTCGCTGTCATCTGTGGACCTTGACCCAATATCAACTGATCAACATAAAACGCGGATCGTATCGCTTGCCGACGCTGTTCTTCCATATTTAATCCCAATGGATTATTTGCACCAATATT